GACCACCTTATAACGTTATGAGATACAAGCGATGGGAAACGGCCCCTCGCGTTCCTCAGCTCGCGGCGTTTCTTTCCCAAATGCTATAGCGGCCGGTGGTTTCATAGCGTTTGCAGCTCTTGGCGTTACATATATCGGCGTTACGATGGTCGCTTCATGGGCGATCAATGCGCTAATGCCGAAGCCGAGTTTCGGGAATACTGAGGGCAGCTCTCAGGGCTTGCTCGTAAACCAAAGAGACGCGACCGGCGTCCAAGATGTTGTATATGGTGAAGTCCGGAAGGGCGGAACTATCACGTATATGGAAGCGACCGGGGATAATAACGAATACTTACATATGATCGTTAGCGTGGCCGGTCATGAGATCAACTCTTTTGAGCAATTTTATATTAACGACGATGCAGTTACTTTAGATGCAAATGATTTTGTCGAGGGCTCAGCATACGCGGACGCGGACGGCGATAAAAAAATATTAATAAAAACCTTCACCGGTGCAGCAAATCAAAACGTTTACACGACTTTAAGCGGTGTTACGGACGGACCAACATGGGCCGGAAAACAAACAAACGACGATACTAATTTTCGCGGTCAGGGGATCGCTTGTTTTTACGTTCGAATGAAATACGATCAAACGGTTTTCGCTCAAGGCGTTCCGTTGTTTACAGCAAGGATCAAAGGTAAAAAGCTCGGAGATCCTAGAGATACAAACACTTATTCAAACCCGGTGTATTCAGCGAACGCCGCTCTTTGCGTCCGGGATTATCTTGTTTCTAAATATGGGCTCGATAGTTTTAGCGACATTAACTCGACCGCGTTCAGTACGGCGGCCAATGTTTGTGATGAAGATGTAACGCTTGCCGCCGGTGGTACTGAAAAGAGATATGAGATACACGGCGTCGTTAAACTCGATCGATCGCCGGGAGATATTCTCGCGGACATGATGACGGCTTGTCAGGGCTCTTTATTTTGGGGTCAAGGCGAGTGGACATTAAAGGTCGGTGATTACAATGCTTCGGTCGAGACGTTTACGATGGACGATCTTCGTGGACCTATTACGCTCGATACTAAAAACTCTCGGCGGAATAATTTTAATATTGTCCGAGGCACGTTTAACAACGCTGAGAATAATTATCTCGTCGCTGATTATCCGGAGCAAAGATCGACAACTTTTATAAGCGACGATAATAATATTGAAAGTGCGATAGACCTCCCTCTCCCCTTTACTACTTCGAAGAGTATGGCTCAGCGTTTAGCTAAGCTCACACTTTACCGATCCCGGGAACAACTTACACTGACAGCCGATTTTAGCCTCCGGGCTTTCGACGTGGAAGTAGGAGACGTTATAGCTCTCACTAATTCTAGATATGGCTTCACGGCTAAAGAGTTCGAAGTTATTGGATGGAAATTTTTTAACGACGGAGACGCCGGGGATCAAAAAGTAAATTTAACGTTGAGGGAAACAAGCTCGAACGCTTACGACTGGAACGCTGATGAAACTGCTTTTACAACAAATAATTCTACGCTCCCAAACCCGGGGGCAAACTTAACGATAAGTAATCTTACAGCTAGTGGAGGCGGAAGCACTACGGGCGACGGAACTTTTATCAACAGTGTCATTCTGAGTTGGACAGCGCCCTCAAATGCTTTTGTTTCCCATTATGAGATACAATGGAAAGCGACAACCGACAGCAACTATAGCTCTACTACTACGCCGGAAACCTCGATCGAGCTTTCTCCTCTAATCGACGGCACTGAGTACACGTTAAGAGTTCGAGCGATTACAACGGATGGAAGTCAAGGCGCGTTTGCTAGTGTGACATTTACCGGCGGCGGCGATGTAACGGCTCCCGGATTACCAACTTCTATAAGCGCTGTCGGTGGCTTCAAATATATTGATATCAATTGGACAAACCCGGCCGACAGCGACTTGAATTTTGTTGAGATATACGAGAACAGCTCAAACACTAGCGCCGGCGCTTCCCTTGTTGGAACAAGTTCGGGGAGTTCATTCACGCGGACAAATTTAGGTCTCGATCAAACTAAGTATTACTTTTTAAAATCTGTTGATTTTTCCGGCAATAAGTCGGCGTTTACGTCGGGCGTCTCAGCCACCACGACATATTTAGACGATCCTGATTTCGAGAACGGTATTCGACAAATCTTTATTGATGCCGGGCTAGATGTTATTGAACCGGTTAGTTCGCTTCCGGCATCAGGAGACTTTACTGGGCAGCAAGTATTTCTCACTAGCGACAACAAGCTATATCATTGGAACGGCACTAGTTGGGCCGCTATTGTAGCTGATGGAGGCGTCTCTAATTTTAACGAGCTTCAAGGATCGATCGCAGCGTCGCAAATTCCAAGCGGCGTTATTAGTGAGGCTAAGCTCGCAAGCAATAGCGTAACGTCGGCTAAAATAAGCGCGAACGCAATCGGAGCAAATGCAATCGCGGCCGGTGTGATTACCGGCGATAAAATTACAGCCAACACAATTACAGGCGGTCTATTAGCTACATCAGGAATAATTACAAGTGCAGCTCAAATTTCGAACGGTATTATTACAAATGCTAAGATAGCCAACGCAGCAATAACAAACGCTAAGATTAGTGATTTAAGTGCTGAAAAAATTGACGCTGGAACTATTTCTGCGGCGAGATTTATTGGGGCCGGTATTGCTAATATAAATACAACTGATGTAAGTTATACTTACACTGGAAGTTCCCAGATATATAATCAAACAATTTTTTCAGTAACATTATCAGGCTTAACAAGTGGGTCAGCCGTAATCGTCGGTTTTTCTGGAAGAATAGAGCGAACTTCAGGCACAAGCAGTAATCCATACCAAGCAGATGTAACTTTAAGTGTTGGCGGCACTTCTCATGCACTTGGTTTCGTGCCGCATCAAACTAATTTAACTCACCTTAAAGGTATTTCGTCTAGCTCAACATCAGTTACAGTATCTATGACAGCGACTAGTGCGAGAAGATTTACAGTTAATGGAAGTGCTTTTGCGGTTGCGGTGATACAATGACTTATTTTGTTTATTTAAATAATGGCGGTTATATCGTTTCCAAGTTTAAAACTGAGGCAGAGGCAGATAATCTAATTGCTGCAAATGAAACTGGTGTAATGGCAAAGATAGCAGCGCCAAACGACAGCGACACTGTGAATTACTTAAAATATCTTGGCGGTAATTTTATTGCTGAAACACTTGAAGATATTGCGTTCGAAAACCTTGCAAACCTTAGAAATGATAGAAATTTAAAACTAGCTGAGTGCGATTGGACGCAATCACCGGATAGTCCGTTAAGCGATAGTAAAAAGTTAGAGTGGGCATTGTATCGCCAACAGCTCCGAGATTTTCCCTCGAGCAATCCGGATTTAGCAAATCCAATATTCCCAACCAAACCAGAATAGGAGAAATAAACAATGGCAAGTTTTGGAGATCGAGTTTTCGATCAGGCCCTAGCGGTCCTTGATACGGAAGCAAACGCAATTCATCTAACAACTCAGGAAGCGACAACTTACACCGAAGCGACCTCAACATATACAGTCGGAAACTCAACGTCGCTGAGTATTGGAGCTCCGGCGGATCGAAGCGGTGGCGGTCGAGAAGTAACAGTCGCAGCAATCAGCGACGGAAGCGTTACAGGTAACGGAACGGCTTCACATTACGCCATTGTCGATAGTTCGAACTCACGTCTCTTGGCGACAAATTCTCTTAGCGCAACGCAAGTCGTAACGTCCGGGAATACTTGGACCTTGGGTAGTTTCGCTATTGGAATTCCAGATCCTTCATAGCACCACCTGGCACTTTTTCTGTAATATTTTCAATAAGTTGTAAGGCAAAAAATGGCGTTTGTTTACGGCGATAGAATTCGCGTTTTTTCTAGTACTTCCGGGACTGGCACGCTTAGCCTCGGGAGTGCAGTCGATGGCTTCCAAACCTTTACCGACGGCGGAATTTCGGACGGCGATAGCGTAACTTTTGTTATTGAGAACGGCAACGATTTTGAGCTCTCGACTGGCACTTTTACAGCGTCCGGAACTACCCTCACACGAACGTTAAAATCTAGTTCGACCGGGAGCTTGCTTAACCTCTCCGGAACGAGCGAGGTATTTATTAGCCCTCACGCTGAACATTTGCTTTTCGCTGATAATAGCGGTGTCGTAAATGTTTCCGGGACCGCTCCAAAAATTAATATTGAAAAACCGGGCAACGGTGAGATCGAAATAGGTTACGACAGTTCCGGCACGTTTCAAATTGCGGTTGATGCTGATAACGATGAAAGTTTTTCAGCAATAAGATTAGAGGTCGATGGTAGCACTTATTTATATTTAAGCGGTTCCGGTCCGACGATAAATGTAAGTCACGATTTGTATTTTCATAATACAGCGACGAAATTTACTTTTGAAGGGTCTACAAACGACAACTTTGAAACGGTTTTAAACTGGGCCGATCCAAGTCAAGACAATACAATATCGCTCCCGGACGCTTCCGGAACTATAATAACGACTGGCAATCTGAGCGACATAGCCGAGCTTAGTACCTTCAATGTAACCAGTCATATTAGTTTTGAAGGTAACGTCGCGGATAGTTATGAGACATCACTTTATGCCACAAATCCGACCGCCGATCGGACGATCACTTTACCTAACGCGAGCGGTCAGCTTGTTTTGACAAATGAAAGCACTGGGTTCACGACGATCGAAGGAACCCAACCCGGTCTCCGGCTTTTAGATAGCACGTCAGGCCATTCCGACGTTCGGCTTGAGAAAAATCCAAACGACGACGCTTGGGATTTGCACGTCGATTATTCAAACGCGGCAAATAATTCTAGATTAACCGTCAAAATAGATAACGCTTCTTATTATGCCTCGTCGGATAATGAGACGGTTTTCTATAAAGACGTTCGGCTCGATAGTAATGCCTCGCTATACTTTGAAGGTAGCACAGTAAATATTTACGAAACAAAATTAACGTCAATCGATGCAACAGCCGATCGAACGATTTCCCTTCCCGACGAGAGCGGAACGGTGGCATTGCTTAACGGCTTTGGAAACCTCGATTTAAAAAATAACGCTTTGCAATACGAGGGCAGTACGGCCGACAGTAACGAGACTTTCGTTTATGCAATTGATCCCACAACTGATAGGTCGATTTATTTCCCAGATAAATCCGGCGTTATTGTAGTAACCGAAAGCGGCGTCGCGGAAATCCTCGACGAAACCGATGGTACTGATGGCGCTAAAATTAGGTTAAAACACGACAGCGCTTCCCCGGCGGTAAATGATGAAGTGGGTGCGCTCCAAGTTTACGCAAATGATAGCAATGGCCTTTCAAGAGTTTCAAGTAATATAAGATTTCATATCGACGATCTTGGCTCGAATTACGTCGGCGGAAATATTCAATTCTGGCCGATGGGACTTGCAAGCGGCAACTACTCACATTTGACAATTAGACTAGGCCGGTCCGAGTTTTATTCGGACGTTTATCTCGGTTTAAACAAAACGCTTTCGTTTGAGGGAGCGACGAGCAATAGCTATGAAACAAAAATTACGGTTGTAGATCCGACCGCCGATCGGACGCTTACCCTTCCCGATGCTTCC